CTTGATGCCGAACTCGGTCAGAACTTTCTTCACGACTTCGCTCATCTCTTCCTTAGTCTCGTCCTTCTTGTCCTCGGTCTTTTCCTCGGTGGGTTTCTCAGAGGTATGTTCGGCCATCTCCTCTTTTTGCATTTCTTCCTTGGGTTTCATAGCGGCTTCGATAGCCCCTAAGCGGACTTTGATGTCCTCGATATCTTTCATATATTTTTCGTCCATATTAGTTTTATCCTTTTTGTCAAGTGGTGCTTCCACTACTGCTTCTTTGGCTACCGCTGGGATTGTTCCCCCTCCGCTAACATAGCCCAGCTTTTCCATAAACTTAACCATTTCCTCAAAGAGTCCATTAGTGGCCGCTGGCGAGGAGACAAGATCAGCCGATGCAATGCTCTGGGGTCTGATGTAGTCCTTGCCATCAATGGTCTCGCTCTCGTTCACAAAGGCTAGGGAAACGCCGAACTGGTCGGGGGCTTCGCTGGCCATCTCTTTGATAAGATCGTAATGGGGGGAGCTTTTTAGTAGGCGAAGATCAGCCACTAGCTTGTTGTTCTCAATTCGGGGATTCCTTGCAAACCCAACAACCGAATCAAGTCCCGAGCCGTGGTTCATCTTTACCTTCGTTCCGTTCTTTGCCAGCTTCATTAGGTCTAGGGCTTTGCTTAGGCTAACCGCATCTACAAAAAGATCGTGGCCTTTGGCTTCCCCAACTTCAAGGATGGAGACTGATGCCATTTCGGTTTCATCATCGGCATAGGTGGAGTAGGCAACCGCTGACCGCTGGCTTTCGTCTGGATATTCAGAAATCATATCTTCATCGGCCATAAATCGGGCAACGAAATCCTTTTCGGATTCGTCATTTGTAGGGATGGGTAGGGGCATAACTGCCTAGCTTATGTCAAAGAAGATCGCCGTCTGCTTCCCGATATGACTTCTTGACTTCACCGCCACCCGCCATCTTCAAGAACTTGTTCACCCTAGCCATCGCCCAAGCGTTCCTTGAGTTGGGCTTGCCCCCGCTGATAGTGGGTCGGAAGCTAGTGGAGAACGCCCCTGCTCCCCTTCGGAATACTTTCTTCAATGCCCCAAGGCTAGGAGCGTTTTTCTTGGGGTGATCTTTCTTGAACTCGGCAATCTTGTTCTTCAAGGCTTCTTCGTTCTGCTCTGAAATCTCAATATCCCCAGCCTTGCTCCGGGTGCTTGCCGTTCCCTTCGGGTTCTCCTTCGAGCCTTTGATTCGTTCTTTGGGAGGGGCGGGGGTTTGAGCTAGTGGTCGGGCTAGTTCTTCTTTCTTATCTGTGATCGGGCCACCCACAATCCACGCATCACAAGTTCTTTTCGATGCACACTTGAAATCAAAAATCTCGCAGTAGCCTAGATCGCCACCCACCGCTACTTCGTTTGCGTCCTCGCCAATCCCCTTCTTGATGCATCCGAGGAGCTTGCTGGTTTGGTTAAAGGCCGCACAATTTCCGCAAAGCATCTTCTTTGCCGTGGGTATATCCCCTTGAAATTCGTCTGCCTTGGCTTTCCAGTAGTCCTCGTTGGGTTCGTTCGGATTGGCTGGCCCATAGTTCGCATCGTCCACTGCTGTCTGTCTATTGGCTAGGTTCGTCTTAACATCTTGCGTGGCGATTGGGCAAGAGGCTGGTTCGGCTAGTTCTTTGGTATCCCTCGCCTCCATCTGCCCAACTACTTTCTTCGCCCAAGAATATCCAGCATCACCACCCCATCCGTTCCACGCTTGCCAGCCCTTCCCTTGCTCCCCAAAGGTCGAGCCTTTCTTGTCCACTTCGTGACGAGCCAAGAAGCTCAACATTCTCCGAACTGTATCGGGCGATAGCTTCACACCATTCTGTAAATCCCTAGCCCTAGCGATGCCCACCGGGGTCATTCCTCGTTGGCTGGGTGGCTTTGTCTCCCGCACTTCCAAGGCTCTTTTGGCGGCATCCCTAGCCCCTTGTGGTGGGGTAAAATCTATCCCATCGTATTTCCCCAACTCAATCCCGCCCATCATTCCTTGGATGAGCATCTTTATTGATGCTGGGTCTAGGCTTGCAAGGGCTTCTTCAATATCTTTTTTTTTAACTTCTAGCTCTTCGGAAGATGGTTCAATCGGGTCTTCTGGAATTGGCTTCTGGTCACCATCCTCATCCTCATCTTCTTCTGGTTCGTCTTTTGTGGGTGCTACTGGCTTGGGTGTGGGTGCGGGAAATTGTGGCTGAGGGGGTGCAGGTGGCACAATATCGGAAATTGTTTCTGGGGCTACTCCATACTTTTCTGCTAAGTCCTTAATCAGCTTGGCCTCAATAGCCCTCTGCCTCATTGCGCTCTCGAAGTCTTGACCACGCTCGGCGTAGATGTCGGCGGCGGTTCGGAGTCCTGTCTTGAACTCTGAGATGGCTGAGGCTGATTCTCTCCCTAAATCAATAGAGACATTCGCCCCGAAATTAAAGATGCCCTTGGTCGTTCTGCTTCCAGCGTTGTTTTCGATAAGCCCCCTCGCAACTGCATCGGCGATTACAATGTTCTTAATTGGCTTGAGAATTTTGTCATCGAGTAGCTTCTGGTATCTGCGGAAAGTTCGCCCCGCTTGTTGCATTTCTAGGCGAGCGGTCGGGCCACTCATAGCGGAAGGGTCAACGGCGAAGCTATAAGGGATGCCCACGCCTAAGCAAATGTTGCGTAGTAGAATCTTGTGAAATTCTGCAAACGCTCCGCTTGGTCTGTTTGGGCCATCGGGGAACTGAATCGTTTCTCCCGGTTCAAGATAACTGACCTTGCCCGATTCCATTGTCTCTAGCTTGATTGCTTGGTTGTCGAAATTGGTATCGGCGGTCAGATCGCTCAAGTCGGAAGCGTTGTTGTTGTTTCTGAGAACGATAGCACTCTGCGAACTCGCTACTTTTGCGGAAAGTTTTTCGAAATTAATTATATCGTATATGTCCTGTGCATCGTTAATTGCGGTATGAAAAGCAGAGATGCCCCTGTACTGGTCGATGCGGAGTGGGTCGTATAGATGGAACGCTTGGCTTGCGCTTACCTTTTGCTGGAAGGTGTAGGCGTTGCCGATTGATCGTGCAAAAATATCGTAGGCAGTAGGAGCACCAGTTTCTTGATCTATATGGATGCCACCAATTAGCTCGCTAGAGGTATAAACTTGAAATGGGTTGCCGAGACGATCTGCTTCGATGCCTTGTAATTTTAGATCGCCATTATTGTCTCTGATTAAAAGGAATAGAAAGTCACCATCTCGGAGCATCGACATCACCGCAACTTGCATAAGGGTTGAACCAGTATGCCTAGTTGAGATGTCGCAGTTGTCCCACCATTCAGACCAGAACGCCTCCACATCTGTATTGACCGCTGGCTCGCTTGTTCGGGCTTGGTAGGAAACATTGGCCGCCGTGTGCGAGGCAAATTTCATTAGGATAGATCGAACCAACCCAACATTCTCGGCCAAGTCCCTGCTCCGTCTCATCAATTCAATACGATCATATCCAGTTCGATAACTTTCCGCACCCTGCAAAACGCTTGGGCCTTTGCGTTCCCGATTGTACTTAGTCGCATCGTAATCGAAATGGGTCAGCTTTGCCCTTGCAATCGCCCTCTGAACTCCCGCTTGTGGGTTGACCAAGGCTACGGCTCGGTCGATTAGGTTAAGGGATATTTTCTTCACGGGCCAAATTTTGCGTAGGTTGTGCGAATCCTTGTGCCATTCACCGAGTCAATAGCAAGCGTTAATTCTGCGATGGTGGACGAAACTTCCCCGAGGTTCGCCCTCGAAAAAGAGCGTCCCGCTATCGAATACGAGCTACCCGCCACCGCAATAGCTTCTAAGCAGGTGACATATTTATCACGCAAGGAAGTTAGGGTGGCTAGGGGTAGCCCAATAAAATCACCCCTCGCCATTGATTTCCTCCTCTGTCAAACTTGCAGGGGATACTTGCAAGAGCTTGTATAGGCCAGCCCCTACGATGTTCATGCACTCACAATCGAGCAAGTGGTTCTGCTTCCCGATTTGCTTCCAGACCATCCTAGTCCTACCAGTTAGCGGATTCTTCACCGCCACCTTCACCTCTGCTCGAATATGGTTGTGCCAAACTTCGGGAGCGTCATCGGCCACGAATCCGTCTGAGTGGAGGAGGTTCGAGAATATGTCTTTGATGGATGGATTAGACCAACGCCAAACTGGGCAAAGCCTCCACTTCCAGCCAATCCTAGATTGCCCCGCCTTACCCGATAAGGGGTCGCCATTAGAGATTCTGGCAAAGGGTCGGGTGACTTTCTTTTCTTTCACGATCTCTGAGAAGGAGGAGCGATCTGAGCCAACCAAGGCCATCCAGCCGTGCAAGCAACATTGGTAATAGACATCTCTAGTTTGATCGCCCGAATCTATAAAGACCATTTTGGGTAGTACCTTAAACTCGTCTGCCTTTGCTTCTATATCGCCCCAAGTCTCAAGGCGGCCAGCCCATACCATCCGAGACTTGCCTTCGTCGTTATACGCTCGAACCAGTACCCAAGTGTGAAAGCCACCGGACTCTTGAACATCGACGCTCATCACGCACTTCTCCCCCTCCCTAACTTCGCCCATCTTGTAGCCACCCGCCTTGATCTCGATTCGTTCTTGTTCATGCTCAAGCCAAGGCTCGGCCAAGACTCGATTGATAAAATCTTGTAAGCCCACAATTCCCGCATACTTATCTTGTAGGAATTTTACAGCCAGCCCCCCAAAGGTCACCCACGGAGGATAGAGTCCTGAGAGGTGGAAAGAACGCCTACCCGGCTCTCCGTTGGGGTTAGTTGCCCTCCACTCTCCTCCTCTTAGCATGGCGGTTTTCTGTCCGTCAGTAATTGGCTTCTTGCATCCCTCGCACTCATAATAGGCGGAAGATTTTACTAAGGAAAAGTCATAAACTCCGTCCTCTAGTTTCGCCTTATCGTCCCACTTAACTTGTCCCCAAATAAGTTTCTGTTTCAATCCGCAGTATGGGCAAGGCACAAAGAAAAAGCGCATATCCCCTTTTAGCCACTCGCTCCAAATGATTGAGTCGGCAGTTGTTGGAGTGCTTGTAGCGATAATTAAATGATTGGGATAGGTGCTAACTCTGGCCTCTGCAAGTTGAACTGGATTGGCCTCTCGCCCCGCTCCCGCTTGCTCTGGGAACTTGTCCACCTCATCCATACAAAGCAAAGCAATCGAGCGA